CGTGAGGAGGTAGCACGTGATAACGTCACTAAAGCAGAAGTGGAACGCATTGTTGAACACATGGACGCAAGGTTTAACAAACTTGAAGACAAAATTGACCAACTTATTAAAAGGTAAATGACATGAAAAAGATGAACCCAGGAATGATGGCTATTATGGCTAAAAAGAAGACAATGAAGATGGCTGATGGCGGCATGCCAATGGTCATGAAAGACGGCAAGAAAGTACCAGCATTTGCTGCTGATGGTGTAGGCAAAATGAAACACGGTGGTAAGGTTCACTCAGATGTTGCTAAAGATAAGCCAATGATGAAGACGGTAGCCGCTAAAGCTGTCAAAGGTCATGAGAAACGTTTGCATGGCATGGCTAAAGGCGGCGGCATTGAGTCTAAGGGTAAAACCAAAGGCACAATGATCAAGATGAAATCAGGCGGAAGGGCTTGCAAATAATGAAAAAGAAAATACGTAAATTTGAAGAAGGCGGTATGGCAGACGAGGTTGTTGCTGGCGCTGGGGTTGGTGCTGGGCTTGCTAGTATGGGCCAGAAAAGTATGAAAGATCGTATTTTAGAAGCAATGTCCGCATCCGCAAAACAAAAAGTAGCTTTACCTAGCGAAGGAATTGAAAGCAAAACCGAAAATCAAGCCCTTAAAAAAGTAAAAGATATGGCTACAAATGCTATGTCGAGTATTAGCGAAAGCGGTCCAGCAAAAGGCTTGCGTAATTACGGTCGTATGTATAAACAAGGTTTAGGTATGAAGCCAGAAACACCTTATGAATACAAAAAAGGCGGTAAAGTATCTTCTGCATCTAAACGTGCGGACGGTATTGCTATTCGTGGGAAGACTAGAGCGTAATGCCAATAGAGCCTATTGACCCTTCTAAAAAAGTTGGCGATGGTAAGAGTGATAAATACACTCCTCCCAAGGAAAAGTTCGGACCTAGCGAGTTCGACAAAGCAGCAGAAAAAGTAAAGCAGAATAACGAAAGGGCTAAGGTTGAGGCAGCTAAAGCTGAAGTAAGCAAAATAGCAGGAGAGCAAAAAACAAAAGTTGAGGCTGAACGCCCACGTACCTATACCGAAAGACTGCAAGACATGGGCAGATTACCCAAACCTACAGGTTCTGCTGGTGGTGATTTTACTGGTATGAAGGGTTTAGACAAACCGTTTAAAGCTGGTGGTAAAGTTTCTAAAGCATTAAAAAGTGCTGGATTTTATGCAAAAGGTACAACTAAGTCAGAACGAGAAAAGATTGTCAGTCAAGTAACAACAAAACCCCAACGGCTAGGAATGGTTGAAAGAATGTTTTCAACTAAGAAAATGAAAGCTGGTGGCATGGCTTCTAAACGAGCAGACGGTATAGCAATTAGAGGAAAGACAAGAGCATGAGACCAAGTCGTGGCATGGGTGATATAAACCCCTCTAAGATGCCTGGAAAGAAAATGATCAAGCGTAAGGACAATCCAGAGGACGTAGAGATGTACGCTGGTGGTGGACTTTATGCCAATATCGCTGCAAAGAAAAAACGTATAGCCTCTGGTTCAGGCGAAAAGATGCGTAGTGCTGGTGCTAAAGGCGCACCTAAAAAAAGTGACTTTGCTAACGCTGCTAAGACGGCTACATACAAAGAAGGTGGTGAGGCTAAGTCTAAAGTCAATGAGGCTGGCAACTATACCAAGCCTGAGTTACGTAAACGGATTTTTAATAGCATTAAAGCTGCTGCGGTGCAAGGCACTGGCGCAGGACAATGGTCAGCCCGTAAAGCCCAGTTAATGGCTAAACGTTACAAAGCAGCAGGGGGCGGGTACAAGTGAAATGGTCAGACAAGCGCAAAAAGTCGATCAACTGCGACAGCCCAAAGGGGTTCTCGGAGAAGGCTCATTGCGCCAGCAAAAAGAAGAAGATGGCAGGGGGTGGTTTAGCAAAATCACAGCAATCTTTAAAATCTTGGGGCGACCAAGACTGGCAGACCAAGTCAGGCAAGAAGTCGTCCGAGACGGGCGAAAGATACCTACCCAAGAAAGCAATACAAGCGTTAAGCCCAAGCGAGTACGCAGCAACAACACGAGCAAAGCGGGCGGGAAAAGCAGCGGGAAAACAGTTCGTGCCCCAGCCAAAAACAGTAAAAGCAAAAGTAAAACCATATAGGAAAATATGAGTACTTCAGGCACAACAGCTTTTAACTTAGACCTTAATAACCTTATTGAAGAGGCGTTTGAGAGAGCTGGTACGGAATTGCGTACGGGTTACGATATGCGTACTGCCCGCAGGTCTTTGAACCTATTAACGATTGAGTGGGCTAACCGTGGTATTAACCTGTGGACGATTGAGCAAGGTCAGATTCTGTTCACTACAGGACAAGGTTTATACCCAATGCCCGTAGATACCATTGACATCCTAGATGCAGTGATACGTCAGAATAACGGTGTCCAGTCTAATCAAGTTGACATCAATATTAGTCGTATTTCAGAGTCTACTTGGGCAACAATCCCTAATAAGTTAACTACTGGACGCCCTATTCAGATGTGGTTTAACCGCCAGTCTGGTCAGTCTAATACGTCTTTAGCGACCTTAGCCAGTACGATTACTTCGACAGCCACGACTATCCCTGTTTCAAACGCTAGTTACTTATCAACTACAGGCTTTATTAAGATTGACTCTGAGGTCATGAGTTACTCCAATGTAACGGGTAATGACTTAATTAATGTAAACCGTGGGCAAAACGGTACAACTGCTGCGGCACACACCGCCGCTGCGGTGATTACAGTTCAAAACTTACCTGCTGTGAATCTTTGGCCCACGCCTGATGCTGGTGGCGGTCCGTATAGTTTTGTCTATTGGAGGTTACGTAGAGTTCAAGACGCTGGCACAAACGGCACGGTAGAGCCTGATATCCCATTTAGACTACTGCCTTGCATGGTGGCGGGGCTTGCCTTTTATGTAGCTCAGAAACTACCTGACGGACAAATGCGACTACCCTTTTTAAAACAGGAATATGAAGAGCAGTGGCTTCTAGCTTCTACGGAGGACAGAGAGAAAGCCGCTTCTAGGTTCGTTCCTAGGACAACCTTCTATGCCTAGTAAATTTAGTAGTGGCAAGTATGCAATTGCCGAATGTGACCGATGTGGTCAGCGGTATAAGTTAAAGGAGCTTAAAAAGTTAATTGTTAAGCAACAGATAAAGAACATTAAGGTATGTCCTAGCTGTTGGGAACCAGATCAGCCACAGTTGTCTTTGGGAATGTATCCAGTAAATGACCCACAAGCTGTACGGGAACCACGACCAGACCTTAGTTTTCAAGTATCTGGAAGTAGTGGTTTACAGATTAATGGAACAAACGACACTACCTTAGAAGGTGTTGGTTTTCCTGAAGGTGGTAGTAGAATATTTCAGTGGGGCTGGAATCCTGTTGGGGGGTCACAAAATGACGGTTTAACCCCGAACAATTTAGCACCAGAGGGTCAGGTAGGAAGTGTAACGGTAACAACAACATAAGGAGTTAAAAATGTTTAAGAAAAGCGCAGATGGGATTGCTAAAAAAGGCAAGACCGAAGGTACAAATTTAGGCGATAGTGGTCCTACAGTCTTGGGCATGAAGGCAAAGCCAAAGATGGGTGGTAAAGACCAAATGGTTATGAAGAAAATTGGACGTGGTTTAGCAAAAGTTCAGAACCAAATGATGCGTAAATCCGCTGGAAGGGGTCGATAATGCCTAAATTCTCTAAAAAAGTAATGGGCAAGGAAGTAGGAGACGCTAAAGTCTATGCTCCTCCTCACACCATGCAGGGTAAGCCTGTGACCGTTAAAGACACCACGGGTGCTCAAGAAATGGCTAATATGAACATTTCGGTTGACGGGATTAGTAAAGGTAACGGTAGACCCGTAAACCAATACGGTAAGATTGAAATGCGTGGTGCTGGTGCAGCAACCAAAGGTCGTATGTCTAGCGGGAAGATGGGATGAATTACACGCAGTTAACTTCTGCTATTAAAGGCTTTGCTGAGAACGACTTCCCAGCGACAGTCGGGTCGTTTACGTCTGCCGAGCAGATTGCCCGTTTTGTGCAGTTGGCAGAGCAAAGTGTCTTTAATACCGTCCAACTACCTGCATTTCGCCAAAACGTTACAGGTAACATGACTAGTGGCAATAAGTACATAACAACCCCCACAGACTGGTTAGCTACCTTTAGTTTTGCGGTGATTAATGCGGGGAATGAGTATAAGTATCTATTGAACAAAGACGTCAACTTTATCCGTGAGTCTTTCCCAGATACAGACGCTGCGTTTTTTGGAGAACCCCAGTATTACGCTGTATTTAACGATAGCACCTTTATTCTTGGACCTACTCCAGATGCCAGCTACGCTACCGAGCTTCATTATTTCTACTATCCGCCTTCCATTGTGACGGCTGGGACGTCTTGGTTAGGGGATAATTTTGATTCAGTACTGTTATATGGTGCTTTATTAGAAGCGGCTAACTTTATGAAATCCGATGCCGATGCGGTCAATTTATACAAAGAACGTTATGGCAGAGCCATGGCAGAACTTAAACAATTAGGCGATGCAAAAGAGCGTCAAGACGCCTACAGAAGTGGACAAGTGAGGTATCCAGTCAGATGATTAATAGAGTTCCAGACTTATCAGGTAAAAACATTGCTATTGTGGCAATGGGCAAATCCCATAGTCAGTTTATTCTAGCCAAGACCCATTCTCAGCCAATTGATGAAGTATGGGCAATTAATGCTATGGCAGGGGTTGTTTACCACGATCGAGTCTTTATGATGG